GGGTATTCTAATTTCTCTGCTCCTGGTGCTCATAGACTTAAAATTAATCTAGAACTTGTTAAGTATGGTTACTATGATCTAACTGATAAGAATTTTATTCAGTTACTACTTATTAAACGTGGTACTATTCAGAAACAAATTAAAGCAAATGACTATTCTCTTGTAGAAGCAGCAATTGCTAAGAAAACTTTTGACGAATCTGGTGATTATGTCGTAGAACCATTCCCTCTACAAGTTAGAGAGTATTATCAAAATGATAATAACCTAGGATTCTATACTGCCGATGATGATGGACTTGTTAATGGTCTATCAGTAAATCAAGCATCCGCAAAACTCCTAGGAACTATTGGTTCTGGCAAAGCATATATTAAAGGATATGAAGTTAAAAATAAAGAGAGTAAGTATCTCGAAATTGATAAAGCAAGAGATACAATTAAAAGAGAAAATCAGACACTAAAAACAACAGGTCTAACTTCCTTCTATATTAGTAATGTATATGGTACAACTCCACTTAATGCTGAGGGTGCTGAACTAACATCGTATCCTACATTATTTTTAAATTCTACTTACAATGATGGTTCTGTCGGTCTTAATGACACAGAAGCAAGTGATGGTGTCAAGCAGACTACCAATCGCCGTGGACAAGGATATGGCGTAGAAGAAGGAGTCAAGACAATCTATTGTCAGATTGAAGCTGGATCTGGTTTTGGCATCGCAGATATGACTGATGCTAACTTTAAATCTCAGTTTAAAAAATTATATTTTATCAAAACTAGAGCTGCTAGTCAGGTTACTAGTTATGGAGAGGTAGATGTTTTAGCATTCTCCATTGTATCTCGCCCAGAAATTTCTGCCGCTGGTGCAAATCAATTTGTTGAAATTACAGTAAAAGGAAATAGATCTGAACTAGATATTTTTGTGATTGATTATGATGCATCAGCATCAAATAAACTGAGGAAGTTGTTTAAATCACAAGCAGATGTTGAAGATAATAGTAGCGAACTATTTGATCTGCGTGATTATAATGAAACTATTACACCTATCGTAGGTATTGCTAAACCAAAAAATATTGCTTTAAAAGAAATTAGTTCTGGTTTTAATAAAGATCTTGATAAGATTGTATCTAAAGGTAGACTTGCTGGTGGTCTAGAACAATACAATTCTATTTTTGACCTTTCATATTTTGCTCCTCAATTTTTCACAAGAATTCTTTTAGAAACAGAAATTACTGGAGATTCTTTTAATCCTGGTAAGTACATTTATGGTTCCCTAAGTGGTGCTATTGCTGTTATTGAGGGAGGTACGTTGGCTACCTACTCGTCAGTCTCCAAGTTGTTTGTTACTATGGTGTTTGGTGAGTTTAAAGGTGGTGAAACAATTACATCAGAAACTGGCGAAACAATTAAGATTGCAACGGATAATACAATTTCCCACTTTATTATTCCTACTAGGGGAGATAGTTATGCTGCAGGAACAAGAATTATCCTTGATGGTGTTACTTATGATGAGTCTTCAATTGCTATTGTTAGATCTGGTGCAGGTGCTTTAGATACGATCTATGTTAACGATAGAGCTTCTACAGACACTCTATACTCACGTCCTCCGATTGTTGAGTTTACTGGTACTGTCCCAACTAATGTTGCTGTTGTTACTCCTGTTCTATTCAGAAATACAGTATATACATATTCTCCAAAGAATATTAAATCTGTATTCTCTCAGTTTGGTTCTGGTAATGCCAATAAATTCTCTGCTGATATTGAACTTGAAAAGACTGGATATGTCAATACAATTTCAGTAACTGACTTTACCTTCTCAGGCACTGCAGGGTACAAGTTTATCGAGTGTAATGGATTTGGTGGTGATGCGTCGAAGAACCTTGTTCAAGGCGACGTGGTGCAGTTCTCAGACGTTACTGGTGCTGTATATAAGTACATCGTTCAATATGCTACTAGACCTGACGGAACAAAGAGATCAAGAATCTATCTAGATAGAGCTCTGCAGGCAAATGTAGAGAATGCTTCTGTTGTTCTGCAAAGACCAATAATTGAAAATCCAAGCGGTACTCTAGTTTTCCCAACTGGCGATAAGCAGATCAAGACTCTTATTGATTCTTCAGAAGACTCCAAGATCAAATATTATTTCAGAAGAGATTTTATTACGAGTGCTGCATCTGCTAGTGGAAACTTAACTTTTGCTGCTCAACTTCCATTTGGTACTCAACGCTTTGCTCCTTTCTCAGATAAGAACTTCTTGATTACTGTTCTAGAAACAGGTGTTGCTGAGCATGTTATTGATTCGAGTGGAAGTCTTCAATTGTTTGGCGGTCCTCTTAAAAAGGGTGATGTAGTTTACGTTGATCCTGAATATGTAACTATTGCTCAATCAGATAGTAATCTAACTGCAGGAAGTGTCACGATTAATTTCCCTGAAAATCATTTTGGTGATATCACTGCTCTGCGTACTGCTCTAGAAGCAAGAGCTGCAAATCCTCAATCAGGTGATCCTGATTGGACCCTTCCTGAAAACAACTTCCCTAAGATGAAGTTGACTGCTACTTTAGAAGTATCTAAAGCAAAACCAAGACTTAAAACTTCTATTCTGAACAAGCAAATTATTGTTCAATCTGGAGGAACCTCTGTAGTACCACTAAGAGGACAAGAACTTGGTGGCGAAACTATTCAAATTACTTCTTACTCAGATGTTTTCAAATTAAGATATGTTTATGAAGGATCTATTTCTTCTCCTCCTACTGTAGATGCTGGAGGTAATCTTATTAGTGGAGTAGATGTTTCTAATAAGTATACATTTGACAATGGACAAAGAGATACATTTTATGATATTGCAAGATTGGTTTTAAAACCAGGTCTTACTGCACCTACAGGTCAACTTGTAATCGCGTTTGATTACTTCGAGCACTCACAAGGTGACTTCTGTACTATCGATTCGTATTTGCATGAAGCAGGTGTAACTGAGAAAGACATTCCATCTTTCAACTCATCTGTTAGTGGTTTAGTATCACTTAAAGATGTTATTGATTTCAGACCTAAAGTAGATAACTCTAACATACTTCCTGGATATCAAGATAAAACTTTTCTTTCAGAATCTGACTTCTTGTCATTCTCTGGTGTATCTGGTATTCCCGCTAATTGTCCATCGGATGATTCTAATCTAGAATTTACTATCAAGTATAATAAAGAACAATACCTTGACAGAATTGATGGTGTGTTCTTGAATACTGATGGAAATTTTGTTGTTAAGAAAGGAAACTCTTCACTTAACCCATCACGTCCAGAGACAATCAGCGATTCTACTCCACTCTACTATCTCTACATTCCTGCATTTACAGATTCTTATAGAGATGTCCGTATTATTCCTGTAGAGAATAAGCGTTACACGATGAAGGACATTGGAAAATTGAATCAACGTGTCGAACGCCTAGAGTATTATACTTCTCTTAGTGTTTTAGAACAGCAAACACTGAACATGCAAGTTACCGATGATATTGGTCTTGACAGATTTAAGTGTGGTTTTTATGTAGATAACTTTGAAACACATAAAGGAGATATCAAATCAGTAGATCATGTATGTTCTATTGATACTCAGCAGTCTGTTCTTAGACCACAAGTTAGTGAAGATAGTTTCCTCGTTAAGGAAATCAATACTAGAAATGATCAAAGAGAAGTTTCTGGTTATGTTAACAATAAAGGTGTTCTAACACTACCATATACTAATCGTAGATTACTTGGTAATAATTTTGCTACTAAGACAATTAATCCAAATCCATTTGTTGTTCTTCAATATGTTGGTGATCTATCCGTAGATCCTAATGTTGATTCTTGGTATGATAGATCTATTGCTCCTCTAGTTACAGACAACAATACGGATCTATTTGTACCCTTCCTTGCTAAAGAAAATCTAGAAGTGGCATTCGCAAGTCTGTACAATTCCTTTATTGTAACTTGGTCTGGCACCGAAAGATCTTTCTATAATATTAATCCTCTATCAAAAACCAATACAGAAATATCTGGTGAAGAAGTTATCAAAGCAAATGTTGCGAGTTCTTCTAATATCAGTCCGATGAATAATGAGATTGGTAAAGGTATTGCTTCTAGAACTAGTCGTGGTAAGTCTGTTGCATCTGCACTGCAATATTTTGCTCGTAGCATTCCAGTTAAATTTACCATCCGTAGACTTAAACCAAAAACTGAAGTATACGTATACTTAGAAGGTAAAAAAATTAACAGATGGGTTGTTCCTGATATTAGATTTACTGGTATTCCTGGCAACTCATTATCTACTTTCAATGCACCTATCATCACTGACGAAAGTGGCAATGCTAGTGGTATTGTTTTGATCCCTGCTGGTAAAGCACCTAGAGAATCTGCTGCATGGACAGGAGAAGCAGAAACAGTATCGTATGATAATTCATCCGAAGAAGTTAGAATTACTACTGGAGAAAAAACTTTACGCTTTACTTCCAGTGCAACGAATCGCAACAAAACAGATGTAGAAACATTTGCAGAAACTAAGTTCTATGCATCAGGTCTTCTTCCAGATAATCCTGCTAGCATCGTATCCACAAAACCAGCATACTTCAAAGCAAATGAAGGAACTCAATTGGTTACAAATAATACTGAAGTTGAGCAAAAACCAAATCCTTTAGCACAAACATTTAAAGTTGAAGAGTATGATGAAGGCGTATTTGCTACTGGTGTAGATCTATACATTTCTAAGAAGAGTGATTCTATTCCTATTAGAGTATACCTTACCGATGTAGATTCAGAAAAACCAGGTAAAAATATTATTCCTGGCACAGAAATTGTCAAGGAACCATATACTTATGTTAAAGCATATGTATCAGCTTCTGTAACTGTTATTAAGGAAGAAAATATTATTGGTGTAACAACCAATGCTTCTGGTCCTATCCTTAAAATCTTAGACAAGAACAATAACCAACTTCCTGTATCAGAAGATAATGAAATTCAATTGAATAACGAACAAGTATACACTTTTGTTCTATCTAATAACAATGGTACTGCTTTCATAGCAAACGAGGAATTAAAACTTAACTCTATTACAGTATTCAATAACGCAAACAATACAGAGATCTCTGCACGTATTGCAAAAGACTCTGGTGTTGTTTCTGTAATGAAAGTAACTAATACAGGATCTAATTATGATTCTGCAACTATCACCATTGAGTCTCCAAGTCTTCCTGGTGGCAGTAACGCTACTGGTAGTGTTAAAGTATCTGATGGTCTCATCTATGACACTACACTTACACTTTCTGGTAGAGGTTACACAGAACCACCTTCTGTTGTTATTAGAGGATCTGGTATCGGTAACACTGGTGCTACCATTGAAACTGAAATTGAAATCACAGAACCTGCTGTCAGAATGGGTGTTGCTGAAGATGTGGATGGCGGTATCCCATCAGTAACTCCAACTAACTTTATGTTTGACTATCCTGTATTCCTGCAAAACAATACAGAATATTCTCTAGTTGTAGAAACTGATTCTAAAGACTATAACATTTGGGTATCTAAGTTAGGTGAAACTGAAATTGCTACAAATACAACAGTTACCACAAATCCGTCACTAGGATCTGTTTACAAATCACAGAATACTGGTTCCTGGGTAGAAGATCTATTTGAAGATATTAAATTTACTTTATACAGAGCAGAGTTTGATATCTCCAATACTGCATCCATTGATCTCACAACTATTAGTAAAGGTTATGAGAACATGATCGAGGATCCTCTAGAAACATATGCATTTGCTAATGCCAATGCAACATCATCTCTCTTTAAAAATAACAATAACATTATTAAAGTAAATCATAAAAATCATGGTTTTGATTTAAACAATTCATATGTATTCTTTAAAAATCTAGATACGACTGCTGGGTTCACTCAAGGTTCTTTGAATACAACTCTATTTAAAGTTTCCAATGCTGGTCTTGACACATTTAATATCAGTGGTATTGGTAGAGCAGCAGACACAATTACTGGTGGCGGTGCAGATGGATTGATTGCTTCTAATAAAAAATATGAAAGACTATTAGCACAGATTGCTTACTTGCAGTCTCCTTCTACAAACATCGAAACTTTTGTTAAATCAACAGATGTTATTGCTGTTGACTCTTTAACTGAAAACTATAACTCATATGGTTCAGTAGATTTTGAAAAGACTTTCCTAAATGAAGAGCAATTCTTTATTAATCAAAAAGTAATTGCTTCTGATATTAATGTTTTGATGAATAATTTAGAAAGAAGTCTTACTTATAGATTAAATCTATCATCCAACAAATCTTATCTTTCTCCAATTATTGATTTAAATACCTCTTCTATTAAAATTTCTTCTAATAGAATTGAGAATGCCAAAGGAAAGGAAGGAAGATATGGCAAGAGATTGCAAGTTATTGAATTCTTACCAGTATATTCATTTGTTGTCGCGGGTAATAGTGTTGATGTAAGTCTTGGACAAACAGTAGAAGGTGTTGGTTACGAGGCAAGCGGTATTGAGGCATCTGGTGCTCGCGGAGAAATTGTATTCTGGAATCCATCAAACTCCACGATACTTGTAAAAGTTAAAAACCAAAGTAACTTTGTATCTGGAGAGCAACTATTCTTCTCCATTCAATCACAAGCAGGTGAAGATTTTGCAAGCGATACAGTTAGAATTTCTGGTGCAGCACCACAACTCATCAGACCTGACTTTAATTTTGATCAATTAGTTACAGCAATTAATCCTTCTGCTACTACGACAAATTATGATAATTTAATTGGAGGAACAATTACTTCCTGGGATGTTCCTAACCAAGTATTGATCTTAGAAAATGATAAAGAACCTATCAATTCTGACTATAATTCAGATAATAAATCTGGTTCGTTTATTAGAGCACAGCAAGTTGCAGATCAAGCATCTGATATTCTTAGAGTTGGTGATCTTGTTTCCTGGTCTGGATTGATAGCAGGTTATGAAAAGTTATACGAAATTAAATCTATGAGATTTACTGATGGAGTTGACTTTGTTTCTGAAAATAGTGCTAAAGAAACATCTGCTGTTGCTAAGTACACCACAAAAGAAATTGCTCTTAAGACACAAGCATCAGGAATTGATGTTATCATTACCGCAAACGTATCAAATTCTGAAAATATTAAACTATCCTACAAAACAAAAACAACTTCTGTTCAGAAGAAATTTGAGGATATTGAATGGGTTCTATTTAATGATACTGGTATGCCTATCAATCCAGAGAATGCAACCCCGCAAAATACTATCTCCGCTCAGAAAGAAGAACAATCTGCTTATCAAGAGTTCAGATATAGTGTTGACAACTTAGATGACTTTATTTCGTTTGGTGTCAAAGTTACCATGTCATCTGATGATCCTGCATATGTACCCAAAATTCAGGATATTAGAGTAGTTGCTTCAGTATGATAAAGGTTGAAGGTCATGATGGTCTTTATCGAGACCCAGATTCAGGGGCGATTGTAACTACACGATCGTCTCCTAATAAGACCGCATCCCATACAATCAAAGGAATGCGGACTGACATAAATACATTGAAGGAAGAACTATCTGATATTAAACATCTTCTTAGAGAGATATTAAGAAATGCCAGCAATTAACGTCGCAAAAACAGATACCTTTGAAATTCAAAGGCAGAAGATCAATAATATTGGAACGCAAATTTTCAATATTTCGGCTGGTGGTAGTGACCTGGCTACTGGAGAATTAAAACTAGGGGACGGAACTAAAACAGCTCCTTCTCTGGCATTCACTAGTGAAGGAACTTTAGGTTTATACAAACCAGCATCACAAGAGATTGGTTTTGTTGCTGCTGGTAAAGATATTATCAACTATAGACCAGATGGTATTTACTCTTTCCAAGATTTTTATGTTAGAAAAAGAATTCTATTAAATTCTGGTCTTGATATCCAGAATGAAGGTCAAAATTATGATCCAGGTGTATATACTAGTGTTGACTTAACAGGTGGTTCTGGTTCTAATGGTTTAATTGACCTAGTTGTCGAAGCATTTAATGGATCTGTAACTAATAATGGTAATAACTATCTTTCAGGAGATTATAGTGATATTCCTTTAGTTACTGATGGTAGCGGTACTGGAGTTCAGGTCTCGTTTTCTACTGCCGCACCAGTAATTGCAATTGGAAACGCTGGTAGTGGTTATGATGATAATGAATATGGTTCTGTTGAACCAGTATCATCTGGAACTGGAACTGGTTTAGTTGTAACGCTAACTATTACTGGTGGTTCACTGGCATCTGTCTCTGTAGATGAAACAGGAAGTGGTCACAATTCATCAGATACATTCACAATTGATAACACGACACTAACTTTTATTGATGAAGCTACAGGACTAGAAACCCAAAGTGGTGGTGCTGGTATTCAATTAACCATTAGTAATAACGTTAATGAAGTTGACGTAGCAACTTTATCTTTTCAGGAAAAAGGATCTGGTCACGCAGTTGGAGACAATCTAACAACTCCTGGTTCTGTAACTAAAACAGCAGATTTACCTGGTGCGGTAACTGGTCTTACGACTACACTTAGTGTCGCTAGTGCAAATATTACAGTATCCTCAACTACTGGTATTGTTAGTGGAATGATTGCTACCCAGACTGCTGGGGATGGCGCTATTGAAGGAAGTTCGGTTGTACAAAGTGTTGTTAATGGAACCACTATTCAATTATCCGAGTTGCCAACAGTAGATGGTACTGCAACTCTTGATTTTACCAGTGATCCTGTTGACACTATAACTGTTAGTGACGCAAGTGATGTAATTAATGGTGGTATTGTTACTGGTGGTGGATATACTGGTGTTGTTGGTGGTATTGATTATGAACTGAATACTATTACTTTAGATCCCGCGCCAACAGGTGGTGCTCAATCAGGAGTTACGTTTACTATTGCTCCGCCATACGGATCTGGTAGTGCATTTAACTTTGAAATTAATGCTGTTGGTGTTGTTACTACAACAACTTTATCATCTCAAGGAGAAGGTAATGGTTATGCTGTTGGTGATGTACTAACAGTTAATCCACTTACTGTTACTCAACCACTTGAATACGAGACTACAGTATTTGCTGGTCAGTTACTTACTGTTGCTTCTCCAATCAATGTTAGTGTCGGTAGTGTAATTAACGGATATACACCACCTGATAGTGAAGCAGGAACACCTGCAGAATACGGCGACGACATGCTAGTCATTGCTATTACAGCAGGAAGTCCTGGTTCGGCAACTGGATTTATCGCAGGTTCTGCTACTCAATTAGATGCAGGTGCTGAGTTTGGTATTAATAGTTCTGGAGTGTTCACAGTTGCTACTTACGAACCTGCAGGAAGATTCTATATTGATGATGGAAACGGATCAAATCTCCAACCAAATTACACACTATACGCAGGTAACACATACTACTTTAATCAAACTGACGGAAGTTTTTCAACTCATCCAATGAGTTTTTCGCAGCATCCTGATGGAACTAGGAATCTTGTTGAAAATATTACTACTACGCTATCAGTAGGTTCAACTACTTTTACTGCTAGTAGTACTACTGGTATTCTAGAAGGAATGCTTATTGCTGTTACAGATGATGGTCCTGGCGGTGTTACAATCGGATCAACAGTTACTAGTATTGTTGGCAGTACAATTACCATGTCCGCACCTGCTGCAGCTGATGGAGCAGCAACTCTAAGTTTCACTGGTGCTGCATATACTGATGGCGTAGTACAGGGTGCAGCAGGAAACCAAATTACAATTACTGCTTCAACACCAAATCCACTTTATTATTATTGCCCAAACCATGATGGAATGGGTGGTGAACATACAATTAATTTAAACAACCCTAAAGTATTTGGTTCTAATTTAGAAATTCTTGTCTCTTCTGTTGACATTGACGATATTATTAGTGCGGATATTAACTTAGGTATTTTTGATGCTGTTAAGTTAACTTCAGAAACTTCTACAATTGGAGCAGCAGATTTTACTACAAGTCTGGTATCACCTCTTGGTACTATTGATACATTAAATACAACTGATGTTATTGCTGTTACTGGAGGAAATCTAAATCTCAGTTCTGCGGCAGATATTATATTGCAAGCTGTTGACGTTAAACTTGGTACGGGTATTAAATTAAATTCTGCTCTCAATTTAATTGAGACTACTGGAGAGATTAAGACAACTACCAAACTTAATGTTAATGATAGACTCAGTATTGTTGATAACAATATTTCAACAACTTCTCTTGATGATATTTTACTAACTCCTGGTCTTGGTAAAGTTGCAAAAGTTGATACCTCAACTGCATTCACAATTCCTGTTGGTACTACAAATGATCGTCCTGGTGTGCTCGATGTAGAGAGTGGTCAGATTAGATTTAATACAGATACTAACCAGTATGAGGGTTATAGTTCTACTGCTGGTGCATGGAATTCTCTTGGTGGTGTACGTGACCTAGACGGAAATACCTATATTCTTGCAGAAGAATTTATCGGTGCTAACGATAATACACTTTATTTCGTTAATGATGCTGTCACAACAATGAAGTTGGACAGAAACTTCCTTGATTTCTTTACAACTAAAGATATTAAATCTACTAGAATTGGAGCACCAGAAAATAGAAATTGGAACACAAATACTCCTGTTACTCAAGGAGAGTTCTTAAAGTATGGTTTGAATCTATTTGAGGTAATTACTGCTGGTGTCACTGGAACATCAGGTAATGAACCAACAAATACTACTGGAAATAATTTCAATAATGGTAGTGCTGTCCTTAAATATAATTCTCTAGCAGTTGCTCCAATTGACTTCAATGAAGTTGAAATTGTTAGGATTGGTACAAGCAATCCAATTCCTCTAGAAATTAACGGAGATCTAAAACTATTCAATAACACCATTTCTACCAATGTCAATGACATGGTGTTTCAACCAAATTCAGGTCAAAAGGTAAAAGTTAATGCTAATACTTCTTTAGTAGTTCCAGTTGGAGATTCTAACTCCAGAGGAAATGCTGAGCAAGGATCTATTCGCTATAACACAAGTGACCTAACGTATGAAGGTTATGATGGATCTCAGTGGGGATCTCTTGGTGGTGTTAAAGACGTTGATCAGAACACTTACATTATTCCTGAAACTGCTCCTGGTGCAAATGAAAATATTCTATACTTCTATAATAATGGTCTGAACACTCTGCAACTTACTGAAAATGCATTAGAGTTTCGTGACATTGATACCATCACTTCTTTGGGAGCAGGTGGTATCAAAGATTTGCTTAATATTAATGCAAATAAAGTTACATTTGATAATCTCGCAACTACGCTTGATAATACGAGTGCTGATTCTACCTTCTTATTTTGCACAAAACAAAATTTTGATTTAGGTTTATCTGCTGGTTTGACCACAGATACATTGGTCAGACTTACAGATGACGGAGATGTATTCTTCAACTTAGGTTTTGGAACAGGAGTTTACAATGGTCTCAAAATTATTGATAGCGAACTGAGTGCATTTGAACTACAAAAATTTGCAGTTCGCACTGAGCAAAGTAATCTAGTTAAAGATACTATTGATCAAGGTGCCACAGTTCTTTATAATCCTGCAGTAGAAGCATCGGCAAAGGTAACACTAACAGCACACAATAAAACTTCTGGAAACAAAGAATTTTTAGAATTTGCTGTTATTGATAACGGCACTGATATTTCATATACTGAATATAATAATCTTAAGACTGGACAAGAAATTGTTTCAGTCGAATTCGATTTTGATGCTAATAGTGATGTTCGCATTACATATACATTAGATACGAATTTAAATACAGGTAATCAAGTAGACGTTACAGTCGTCAATCAAGTAACTAAGAGGTAAAAATGGCATCTAATTTACAAAATTTAGATTCGCTAGGAGGTTTCTCTGTTGACAATACCACTATTGTCAACGAAACTTTTGACATCAAAAATGTTAATACTCTGCAGGTAAAAAATTCTTTTTTTGCAGATAGTTATACAGAGCATTATATTATGAGAGGACTTAACACGTCTATTCTTGAAATTAATGATACTGGTGGTCAAATTTTTCTACCAGACAATACTATTAATTTTATTGAATCTACTATTGTTGGAGTGAATGATTCTGGTGGAGGAAATTTAGTACAGAAACTGGAAAGTGCTATTTCTGTAAATTCTGCTGGTACTTTAGCAGAAATGTCAACAATGACCACTATCATAAAAGATACTGTTCCGCAAGGACAAACTTGGACTATCAATCCTTTTGTCGGTGGTTCTTCAAATTCATTTAGTTATACAACTTCTAGAGCAGGTACAACCATTTCAATCAAGTGGATTGCATACACTAGAGTTGTTAGCATTCAATGGACTTGATGCTAAATAGATAAGAGAATAAAACCTACGGCAAAGGCTGAGTAAGAAATGAGTTTTCAGTTAAATTCCGACAGAGAAACTATTAGAGCCATTGCTCCTACTCTAATTGGATCTCAAGAATTATCCATTAGGGCAGGTTCTGGTTCTGACGAAAAGGAAGTACTCAGAACTCTACTTGATCCTGGGACAGATTTACCGCGAGTCGGTATCAATAGGACTGGAAATAGAATTGACAGGGTTGTAGTAAATTTAGGTGGTACTGGATACACTATTCAACCAACTGTTAATATTGAACCACCTCCAGCTGGTGGTACTCAAGCAGTAGGTTCTGCAATTATTGATGAAGGTTTTGTTACTGCCGTTCTTATTGACAATCCTGGTAAAGGATACATTACTGCTCCTGCTGTAACAATTAGTGGTGGTAATGGTACAGGTGCTCAAGTCGAAGCATTCCTTGATACTGTTGATTTTGAACTTGACATTAATGGTGCTATTAGAACATCTACGTCGATTATTTCAGACACGGCGAGAATTCTAAACCTAGATATTGATAACTTCATCACTCCAGATGCTAAGTTTAGAGCACCTGATCTGAAAACTTATATGAACAACACGGGCATCCCATGGACTGCCCAAACTATTGTTCAGAAAGATGCTTATAGGTATAGAGGTCCAAACGTTTATCAAGCACTGAATGCTGGTGAAACGGGAACTGTACCACCTCTGCATAAAGATGGTATTGAAACTAATAATGAAGTTCAATTCAAGCATATTGGTTTTAGAGTAACTGATCCTTCGGCGTTCCAGTATAATGAGACTGGAGAATCTGGAGAGTTCCCTCGTTCTATCACACCTCTACTTGGTGATAGATCTACTAAAATTGCAACTACAGAATACGTCCTCAACCTAGCAACGAATGACGTTGGTGGTCGTATTTACGTTTCAGCACAGATTGGTTCTGACCTAAACGATGGTCGTTCTGCTGTTGCTCCTGTTAGAACAATCAAGAAGGCAGCACAACTTGCATGGTCAACTCCTGGTGTCAAG